GTTCCAAATTTGCGGTCCATCCATGCCTTAAGCTCTTTGGTGCTCTTTTTCATGTTCTAACCTCCTAAATTTTATTATGCGTTTGGGCTGTCGGAGCTTGTGACCGTCTGCCCGGCTGCATTACCGGCGGAATTTATCCGCCGTCACTCTGCTATATTTTCCATTCATGGGGCTGCCCTTCTAATATTCCCATGTCATAACATATTGCAGATATTACGCTATCTAACAGAATTGCTTGCCCTGTGCAAGTCCTCCCCCATATCCAACCGCCCCAACGTTCTAATACCGGCTCTCCTTTATCCCTTAATTTTTCACCTAACCACGGGGTAACAATCCAATATTCATATATTTCTTGGAGTTCGGCTTCGGGTTCTTCGTCGTGAATAGTGCCACAATGGGGGCATTTTACGCCATAGTCCATGTACTCGTTGGCTATGTCGTCGGATTCGATATGTTCTACGTCGGTTTCGTCAACCTCTTTCCATTCGTCAACGACCTCCCCACATTCGGGGCAACGGGCAATGTATAAGTTTTCCCATTCGTCCCAGTCGGCGTACTTGTCGCCGTCATAACCGAATAAATGTTTTGCCATATCGGATATACACGCCATTACTTCACGCTCTACAAATTGACCTTTAATGGTCTGGTTTCTGCTACTGTTGTAATCATAATGATTCATAATATAACCTCCTTTAATATTGATAATATTGAGCCGTTGCCGGCTGTTTTACAATTACATTATAACCGATTAAATGTAATTGTCAATAGGTTATTTAAAAATAATTGTAATTCTTTTTTTTTTTTATACCCTACCCGGGGGGTATAGGCGGCGGCCGAGGAGGGAGTTCGTCATCTCCGCTACCACCCGAAAAAATAAAAAGCACTTTTTTTACAATAAAACTATTGACAAGTTAGTGTAATATTGCTATAATGTAACTGCAAAAAACAGGAGGTGTTATGTATGAAAAAAGCAGTAGGATATTGCAGAGTATCAACGGATGGTCAAGTCGGAGAAGATAAATTCGGTATTGACTCCCAGAAAGAACAAATATTAGAATACGCAAGGCGTAATGATTATGAAATATTAGAATGGTTTATTGACGAAGGAGTCAGCGGTGTTAAGGAGAGTCGCCCTGCTTTCGATAAAATCATATATGGCGATGTTAGCAATCCTCCGTATGAATGCGTAATTGTCGCTAAAAATGACAGGATAGCAAGAGATATAAACATTTATTTTTACTATAAGATGATGCTTAAGAAAAAGAATATAACCCTCATCAGCATCTCTGAGGATTTCGGACAATTTGGTGTGTTCTCCAATATGCTTGAAGCGTTTACTCTTTGTGTTGCTGAGATGGAGCGTGAAAACATTATGAAGCGTACCGCTTTGGGTAGAGGTGTTAAGGCTGAAAAAGGTGGATACGCCGGTGGGCAAGCTCCTTATGGGTATAAGGTTGTCGATAAAAAGTTGGTGATAGTTCCCGAAGAAGCAGCTGCGGTACGAGATATATTCAAAATGAGTGAAGAGGGTAAAACACTTGCTGCCATCGCTGAGGAAATGAATCGTAGAGGTTTGCTTACACATCGTGGAAAGCATTTCAGAACTTCTACCATTCAAACGATTTTGGCTAATCGTAAAACATACGAAGGTTTTTATAAATACGGTAATAATGATTGGGTAAAAGGTCAGCACGAACCAATATTGGAGGTAAAATCATGATGCTTCTTCTTTTATACCGATCGTGTGGTCACTCATGGTGGCTTAGATGAAATTTTAGAAAAAGAGTGCCTTTGAGCGCCAGTCTTGATGAAAGGATGGTGCTCTTTTTTTTATGAAAACAATTGAAGTCATTGAGAAATTGAGAGAAAAAATATCGAAAAAACCTTCGGATTTTCAAGCAGTCGAAGATTTATTTGAGATGATTCGTATATATGAGAATGAGAACCCAAAAGCAGCTCATGCTCTTAATCGTGAGGTTCGGTCTATAACGGCGGCACAGGTGAAAAATAATAAAAACCCTGTGAATATAAGCGAGAAGTTTTATTGGCTGCATAAGCGAAGTCTATTATTCGATGCTCCTATAGATTTTGATGCTTACTTGCAATATGTTGAATTTGATAGGGAACCTTCTAAGAGGTTCTACCTCCCTCGCCGTAGGATTATTAAACCCATCGTTGATTCGTTGCAGCAGATTGAGGATGACGAACTTGATTTACTCGCCATCTCTCTACCGCCGGGAACGGGTAAAACTACACTCGGTATTTTCTTCCTCTCATGGCAGATGGGTAAATATCCCGATATGCCAAACTTAGCATCGGCTCACTCCGATAAGTTGACACGAAGTTTCTATGACGGGGTTTTAAACATTATTACAGACCCGGAATATTTGTGGAAGGATGTGTTTCCGGGGGTACAAATCGTGGGAACTAATTCCAAAGATGAAACAATCGACCTCGGTAAGCCAAAACGATTCAAGACGCTCACTTGTCGTTCTATTGACGGCTCATTGACGGGTGCTACTCGAAGCGAGAGAATTCTTTATGCGGACGACCTTGTTTCCGGTATAGAAGAAGCTCTATCTAAAGACCGATTGGATAGCCTTTGGGATAAATACACCAATGACCTTAAGTCCAGAAAGAAGCTCGGATGTAAGGAAATTCATATTGCCACTCGATGGTCAGTTCATGACCCTATCGGCAGACTTGAACGCCAATATGAGGGTAACCCCCGTGCTAAGTTTTTTGCTCTTCCTGCGCTTAATGAGAATGATGAAAGTAATTTTGATTATGATTACGGCGTTGGGTTCGATACGAAATATTTCCTCGATATGAGAAACAGCTTGGATGATGTTTCGTGGAAATGTCTATTCCAGAATGAGCCTATTGAGCGTGAAGGATTGCTTTTCCCGGAAGAAGAATTGCTGTATTACAATGGGGTACTGCCGGATGGGGAACCGGATAGAAAAGTTTCTGTATGTGATATTGCATGGGGTGGCGGTGATAGTTTGTCTATGCCGATCTGTTATGTTTATGGTGAAGATGCCTATGTGGTCGATGTGGTTTTCAATAACGGAGATAAGGAAGTTACTCGCCCTATTGTAGTCGGAAAATTAAAGCAACACCTCCCCCATCAAACTCGTTTTGAAGCCAACAACGGCGGCGATGAGTATGCTGATAAAGTTGATGAGATGCTTCGTAAGGAGGGAATCAAGTTAAATATTACTCATAGGAAGGCTCCCTCTACCGCAAGTAAATTGTCAAGAATTATTCAAGCCGCTCCCGATATTAAGAAATTATACTTCTTGGATAAAAAGCATCGGTCAAAGGAATATTCAAAGTTCATGAAAGAACTAACCTCTTTCATGCAGACCGGAAAGAACAAACACGATGATGCTGCCGATTCGTTGGCAATGCTTACGGTTCTTTTAGAACATCCCGGCGGTAGTGTTGAGATTATTAAACGGCCTTTTTAATAACATATTGTGGTTTTAGGACTTGACAAACACAATATATTGTGTTATTATATATTGGGGATATATAAAGAGGCGTTCGGAAATGACCCTCTCAATAAAGGAAAGCGTTATCGCTTGGGTACATTTGGTATCGAAGGGGTTATGCTTTTTTTTTTAGGGGTGGTGATAGTTGAAGGTTTTTTCCGTAAGGCTCAGTCGTGAGCTAGAGGAAATCATCTTAGTCCCGATAGCAGATTCTCATGACTCAGACGCTTTCGCTGACGAGAAGTATGTTGAGGATAGAATTAAGTTCATTAAGGAGACCCCAAACGCTTTCGCCTTATTGAACGGTGATCTTATGAACATGGCAACTAAAAATTCTAAAAGCGATGTGTATGCTGATAAATATAGCCCCGATGAACAACTGGATCGCTGTATAGAACGGTACTATCCGATACGAGATAAGATTTTGGGCGTGAACGAAGGAAACCATGAACGCCGAATCTCTAAGGAGACAGGTATTCAAGTAACAAAGCGGTTTGCTAGAGAGTTAGGAATAGAAGATAGATATTCGCCGAGTGGGTTGTATATCATCCTCCGAGCCGGACAAGTTCAAGGTAAAAAGCGTGAGAGCAACGGTAGCGGAAAAATACGCCAAATATGCTACACGATTTATATGACCCACGGAGCAAGGAGTGGAAGAAAAGCCGGTAGCAAGGTAAATGCTCTTATCGAATTGTCGAACATAGTTACCGCTGATGTATACATTCATTCGCATTCCCATTTAGGCGCAATTATCCCGGGAGTAATAAATGTGCCGGATTTAAGAAATGACAAGATAAAAATTAACGAGACCTTGTATATAAATACAGCAGCACCATTGGATTACGGCGGATATGGCGAAATAGGAGAATATCAGCCGGTTAGCAAGAAATCCCCGATAATCTACTTATGTGGGACAAAGAAATCAATGGATGCTGATTTAGGAGAAAGGATAAAATGGAATGATTGAGAAAGTTGTTTACATCTGTCATGAGTTCGGTGGTAAACAAGAAAATGCTGATAGAGTTGCTACGCTCGTGAGAGAACTTAGTAATCTCTACCCTACTATTTGTTTTATATCTCCGATTCATGCTTTCGGGTTCCTGTATGAGTCCACAGATTATGACCGAGGGATGTCATATTGTTTAACTCTTTTAGATATGTGTGATGAAATGTGGGCATTCGGTGAGTTTAGTAATAGTAAGGGTTGTCTTATTGAAAAAGAGTATTGTAGGAAATACAAGATTCCTATTGTAGAAAAGAGGTGATTAAAACGGAAACCAGAACAATGTTTGGCAGAAGGGTTATTTATTCATCTGTATCGGAAATAACTCGTAAAAATGTTGTGGATGTTCTTCAAAACGCAATGCTCATACATTCGGTAAACAGTAGTGAAATAGATTATCTTTATCAATATTACAGGGGTAATCAACCTATCCTACAACGAGTTAAAGCTATTAGACCGGAAATTAACAATAAAATTGTTGAGAATCATGCTTATGAAATTGTATCTTTCAAAACCGGATATGTTTTTGGGGAACCGATTCAGTATGTACGGAGAAGTGAAGATAAAGATATTTCCGAAAAAATCACCCAGCTAAATGAATTTATGTTTGCACAAGATAAGGCACAAAAGGATAAAGAATTAGCCGAATGGTTTTATATTTGTGGTACAGCTTACAGAATGATATTACCGAATACGATTTCTGATGAGAGCCCGTTCGAAATTGATACACTTGATCCTCGATATGCTTTCGTAGTATATAACAATGGCTTTGGAAAAAAGCCGCTTATGGGTGTTAAATACATTAAGACCGATGATGGGAAAATGCTTTACAGCATCTATACTACAACCACTTATTTTGAGGTTGAAGAAGATGTGGTTGTAAAAGAAGAACCTCATGTTTTGGGAGATGTTCCGATTATTGAATATCCGGCTAACTCAGCAAGATTGGGGTCTTTTGAAATTGTATTGAGTTTGCTCGATGCTCTTAATAACACAGTATCAAACCGCATGGACGGCATAGAACAGTTCGTTCAAGCCTTTATGAAGTTTGTGAATTGTGATATTGATGAGGAACAGTTTACAGCTTTGAAAGAAATGGGAGCAATAAAGATTAAAGGCGAACCCGGAAATCCCGCCGATGTGGATATTGTTTCAAAGGAGCTTAACCAAACTCAAGTTCAAGTAACAAAAGATGATATTTACCAGATGATATTGATTATTTGCGGTATGCCGGATAGGAATAGAGCTAATCGTACAACAGGTGATACCGGGCAAGCTGTTATTCTTAGAGACGGTTGGAGTGCTGCTGAATCCAGAGCGAGGGACACTGAATTGGCATTCAAATGTTCCGAAAAGATGTTCCTTCGTTTAGCTTTGAGAATTATTAACATTGTGCACGGGTTTGATCTCAAGCTAAGTGACATTGACATTAAATTTACTCGAAACAAAACTGACAACCTATTGGTCAAAACACAAGGTTTGCAAAACATGCTTGAAGCCGGTATTCATCCTCAGATAGCGATAACCAATAGCGGATTATTCAGCGACCCGGAACAGACATATCTTGATTCGTTACCTTATTTGAAGAAATGGCTGACCGCAAAGGCAACATCCACTCCATCAAATAATAAACCTAATCCGGAGGGGGTAGTGTGATGAGATGATGCTTTTGATTGATGTTCGATGTAAAAAATGTGGTAAGTTGCTCGGAAAAGTCAAAGGCGAAGCCGAAATAAAGTGTAAAAATTGCAAAACAATAAACTATTTTAACACAGAGCGCCAAAAGAGTGCCGATTGACCTTTGATTAGAGGTTGATTGATACTTTTTATTTTCAAGCGAGAGAACGCTATAAAACACAATAGGGAGAGAACCGACTAAACACAAACATTCGGTGAGAGAACACCTATAAAACACAAATATTCGGTGAGAGAACACCTATAAAACACAGGAGGTTATTATGGATATTAAAACTTTACTTGGTGATGCATACAGAGAGGGAATGACAATCGATGAAATCAATGCGGCATTAGCTGATAAAAATTTTGTAGACCCGGCGACTCTTCCGAAGTCAGTGCCGAAAGAGGTTTTTGACAAGACCGCTTCGGAGCTTGCGAAAGTTAAAAAAGAGTTGAAGGAATTACAAGAATCTACTATGTCGGCGGATGAGAAGTTAAAAGTCGAATTAGAAAAGGCTGCTGCCGCTCAACTCACTTATGCAAAAGAGCTTTCAAAACTTAGAGCAAAAGAGATTTTCGTTTCAGCAGGATTAACCGAAGCCGATTATAGTTCCATTTTGGATGCGGTTGTTTCCGAAGATGAGGAAACTACTAAGGCTCGTGCGAAAAGCATAGTTGACCTTATTGCCGCTCAAAAGGCTGCTGCTGAAAAGGCACTTAAAGCAGAATTGCTAAAAAGCGCACCAAAACCGCCCGCCGGGAAAAACGGAGAAATGACTAAAGAGGATTTCGACAAACTGACATTGACTGAAAAGGCAAAGTTAAAATTGGAGAATCCAGAATTATACAAAATGCTTATAGGAGGTAATAAATAATGGCAGGATATTATCTTAATTTTCCGTTCGATGCGGAATTATTTGTGCAGGCGTGGGGTGAAGCTCCCGACCCTGTAAGGACAGCTTTGTTAAACAGTGGTGTTCTCGTGAACGACCCTGTTGCGGCTGCAAAATTGCAGAACGATGGTAATTTATATACTCTCCCCTTCTACAATATTCTCGATGGGGATGAAGTGAACTATGATGGCGCAACGGACATTACCTCTACCGAAACAAGCGCTGATGTGCAGACCGGTATTGCTTATGGTAGAGCAAAAGGCTTTACTGCCAGAAATTTCGTAGCAGAACTGTCCGGATCTGACCCCTTCGGTCATATTGTAAATTCTGTAGCGAGGTATTGGAACAAGAAACGCCAGAATCGTATTATAGGTTTGCTTGACGGTATTTTTGGTATTACTAATGATCTCGCATGGGCGAAGCATACCGTTGACCTCAGTGTAACAACCGGCACAGCCTATAAGATTGAAGCTACCACTTTGAATGATGTTGCTACTGATACTCTCGGAGATAATAAATCGGCTTATGCGGTTGCAATCATGCATTCTAATGTGGCTAGAACATTAGAGAATTTGCAGCTCCTCGAGTATTGGAAACAGACCGATGCTAACGGCATTCAAAGACCTACGACATTGGCTTCTGCGAACGGTTATCTCGTTATTATTGACGATGGCGTTCCGGTTGATACAACTACTGCGAATTATCCTAAGTATACCACCTACTTGCTTGGAACAGGTGTTCTGAGGTTTGCACCGGGCAGACTTGATGTTCCCGTAGAAATTCATCGTGACCCTGCTAAGAACGGTGGACAGGATACTTTATATACCCGTATTAGAGAAACCATTCATCCTAACGGCTTTAGCTTTAAGGTTCCGACCACCGGCTGGACTGAATCTCCTACCGATGCTCAATTGTTCAACAAAAATAATTGGGTTCGTAAGTTTGATGCTAAAGCTATTCCTATGGCAAAGCTCATTACCAATGGTTAATAGAAAGGGGTGTAGCGTGAGTGGCAGATATAAACTCAAAACTCGACCAGTTAAAAGGTTTGCTTGGTATAAGCGGAACGGATGAGGATGCGTTGCTGCTCACGCTCCTATCCATTGCCGCACAAAAGATTCTCGACCGAGCATATCCCTATGATCCAACGATTATAGAGGTTCCGGCTCGTTATGAAACTAAACAGGTTGAAATAGCGGCTTACCTCTATAATAAACGAGGTGCGGAGGGACAAATCTCTCATAGCGAAAATGGTATAAGCCGTACTTATGAGAGCGCTGATGTGCCGGAAAGCCTTATGAGGGGTATTACCCCATATGTGGGGGTATTCCGATGAGAGCATTGGAACGAAACAAACAGACGATCTATTATGCTCTTTATGAAGGTAAAGAACCTGTTCTCGATGAGTACGGTAACGAAACCGGAGAGTATGAAATATTGTATTCTTCCCCCACCGCTTTACGAATAAATGTGTCGGCGGCAAAGGGTGAAAGCTCGACAAGACCATTCGGTGATACCGAAAACTACGATAAGGTTTTAATGACAGATGACCTAAGCGTACCGATCACTGAAACAAGTATTTTATGGATTGATTCGCTCGATACTCTAAAACCGCATGATTATATTGTCAAGAAGGTTGCAAAGAGTTTGAATAGCGTATCAATTGCTGTTAGTAAGGTGAATGTTAGTGCGTAAAATATCGTTCGGTCTATCTGTCAAAGAAATCAACCGTGCGATAAGAGAAGTTGAAAAGTACAAATCTGAATTGAACGCTAAAATATCCTTGCTGATCGAAGCTCTTACGGATTACGGCGTAGAGATTGCAAAAGTACAAGTACGACAACTTGGAGCATGGTACACCGGCGAGCTTGAATCGAGCATTAGCGGTTATTTTAGTCCATCGACGGGGGTTGGTATCATCAAGGCGGGTGCGCCATATGCCGTTTATGTTGAATTCGGAACAGGTGTTGTAGGCGCAGGTTCCCCCCACCCTGCTCCCGCAGGATGGCAATATGATGTGAACGCGCATGGTGAAAGCGGCTGGTGGTATTACAACGATAGAGATGGAAAAATGCACTGGACGAAAGGAATGCAGAGCCGTCCTTTCATGTATAACACAGCACGAGAATTAGAGCAGGAATGCGTAAGAATCGCAAAGGAGGTATTCAGCCGTGATTGATATAGAGTCTATAATTTTCCAAAGGTTGTCAACCGTGTTGAGAGCCAATTACAGTGAAATATCGGTCTACGGTGAGTATGTTAAAACTCCTGCTGTATTTCCGTGTGTGACAATTGAGGAAAAAGACAATTATGTTTTAGAACGAACTCGATCAAGCGGAGGAATTGAGAATCATGCCGGACTCGTGTACGAAATAAATGTGTACTCCAACAAAAAGACCGGTAAGAAAAGTCAATGTAAAGAAATTTTCTCTCTAATCGATAGAGAAATGCAGGACATGGGTTTTACACGAACTATGCTGAATCCGATTCCGAATATAGACGATGCCACCATTTATAGAATGGTCGGCAGATATAAGGCGGTAGTATCGACCAACAAAACAATTTATAGGAGGTAAAGATTATGGCTATTACTACCTATGGCATAACTTTGAAATGGGGAACCAACCCCCAATCTCTGACAAAAAAAGTCGACATTAAAGATTTTCCAGACCTCGGTGGTGCTCCCGAACTTCGTGAAACCACTACTCTTTCGGATGCTGCTCAGACATATATCTTAGGCATTCTGTCTATGGATTCTATGGAGTTCACAGCGAACTACACTAAATCCGATTACGAAGCAGTATTAGCAGACGCAAATAAGAAATTGTATTATGCCCTTGAATTCGGAATAGACGGTTCGGAAGGTGTTTTTGAATGGCAGGGTGAACATACTGTTTGGGTGACGGGAGCCGGTGTAAACGATGTTGTTGAAATGAAAATCGGTATTGCACCTTCCACCAAACCTACTCTGAAAACAGCTTAATGGGGAGGTGTAGACAATGGCTAAACAGATTACTTTTGAATTCGAAGGTAAGAAATATGTACTTGAATTTACAAGGAAGTCCATAGAAATAATGGAAAAACAAGGTTTTATCGCAAGCGATATTGTTGAAAAACCTGTATCTACTCTACCGGCGTTGTTCGCAGGAGCATTCCTTGCTCATCATCGCAATGTAAAGCGTGAGGTAATTGACAAGATTTTCGACAAACTCACCAACAAGCAAGAGTTGATTGCTAAGTTGGCTGAAATGTATAACGAACCTATCATGGCTCTTATAGATGAACCGAGCGAAGATGAGGGAAACTTGAATTGGGGAGCGAACTGGTAAACTCAGCTCCCCTCCCTACTTATACCGAGCAATTTTACAAGCACTTTCCATTTTATTTGTCAATAGGTATGACCTACGACCAGTATTGGAATGACGATTGTGAATTGGTGGTTTATTACCGTAAAGCTAACGAGTTGAAAAACGCTCGAAAAAATCAAGAGTTGTGGCTTCAAGGAATGTATATCTACGAAGCGTTATGTTGTGTGTCACCCGTATTACATGCTTTTGCTAAAAATGGTACGAAACCGCACCCGTATCGGGATAAACCTTATCCCATCTCGGCTGAAGAAATCAAAGAGTATAAGGAAGCTATGGAAAAAGCAAAACGGAAAAAAGCGATGGCTGCTTTTATGACATGGGCGTCGCAACTGGATTTATCAGATAAGGTTGAACGAGAGGAAGTGAACGCAGATGTCCGTCACGATTGATAGTTTACAAATAGAAATAACTCAAAACTCACAGCAAGCGGTGAACGGCTTAGATGCGTTGACCGCTTCTCTCGGTCGCCTCAAAACTGCATCCAAAGGTGGAGTGGGTCTTACTGCTGTAAGTAATCAGCTCAAGAAATTAAACGATGTTGTGAATACGATGCAAGACCCCTCCACCAAAATATCTCAGCTTGTTTCTGCATTGAAGCCGTTAGAGTCTATAGGTAAATCCAACCTTAATTCCACGATAAATTCACTGAAAAAGGTGCCGGAGATTACAAAACAACTAGCAGCTATTGATATGGGTGCGTTTGCTACTCAGATAAATAGGGTTGTTTCGGCGTTGAAGCCGTTGGCTGATGAAATGAATAAAGTTGCCGCGGGGTTTAGCGCTTTTCCTTCCCGGATACAAAGGCTTATTACACAGAACGAAAAGCTCTCCGCATCCAATACTAAGGCTGCTAAGTCTTTTGGCATCTTGGGGACAGGCATAAGCCGTTTACAAGTTAAGTTGGGTGTTTACTACTTGGCGTTTCGAAGGCTTACTTCTCTTGTAGGAGGCTGGGTTAGTGAGAGTAACGCATATGTAGAGAACTTCAACTTGTTTACTGTAGCGATGGGTCAATACGCAGATGAAGCGGTTGCTTACGCTAAGAAAGTTCAAGAAGCAATGGGCATCGATATGTCCGAATGGATTCGTAATCAAGGTATCTTCATGCAAATTGCAACCGGCTTTGGAGTAGTTGAAGATAAGGCTTATCAGATGAGTAGGGGTCTTACTCAAGTAAGTTATGATATATCTTCATTCTTCAATATCCCTATTGAGGAAGCTCTCATTAAGGTTCAAGCTGGTATTTCCGGTGAATTGGAACCTCTTCGTAGGCTTGGTTATGCTCTTGATGCCGCTACACTACAGCAGATAGCTTATAATCATGGTATTACTCAAAATATAAACACAATGACTCAAGCTCAGAAATCTCAGTTGAGATATATAGCCATTATGGAACAGAGTAAGAATGCTATGGGGGATATGGCGAGAACCTTAATTACTCCTGCTAACGCCATGCGTATTTTGAACCAACAGATAGTTCAATTAAAAAGAGCATTAGGAGACATGCTTATTCCGTTATTAATCAAAACAATTCCTTATGTTCAAGCATTCGTAAAGGTTATTACCGATGCGGCGAGAGCGATTGCTACTCTGTTCGGATTTAAACTCCCGGAGATTGATTATTCCGGATTAGAAGGTCTTAAATCCGGGGCAGAAGCCGCAGAAAGGGCTATAGGAGATACCACCGATGCGGTTAAGAAATTAAAGAGCGTGACAACAGGTTTCGATGAACTTAATATCATTTCTCAAGATGACGGTAGCGGTTCCGGTGCAAGAGCCGGAGGTGTCGGTAAATATGACCTCGGAGTTGATTTGAGTAAATATAATTATGACTTTTTAAGTGAGCTTGAAGAGCGAAGTAAAGAAATTGAGGAGAAAATGAAATCCATCCTAAAATGGGTGCTTGCCATCGGAGAAGGGTTAGCGGCTTGGAAAATAGCATCAGCGATTCACACCGAACTACCTGTGATTTTAGAGTATCTTTCAAAAATCAGGGAATTGGGTGGGGAAGTTGTATTTAACTTCTCAGTCGGCGGTTTAGGTTTCCTCAGTGATTTGATGAAACTAAGAGATTATATCGATGACATCGAAAAGAACGGTGCGAACTTCTCGAATGTTGCAGGCGTTATCAGCGAAGGCATCGGTATGATTGGCGATGCTTTAATTATTCTTGGAAACACAAAGGTTGGAGCAGGTTTCAAGATAATGCAGGGCGTTGGCGAACTCGTAAGTAGCATTTCCGATATATCTAACGAAGGTGTAAATTGGGATAATGTAACGAACGCCATACGAGGTGTAAGCAATATCGGTATAGCGTTAGGTTTGCTCACAGGAAACACTACAATCACAGGTGTCTCTATGGTGATTCAAGGTATCACAGATTGCGTGAATGAACTGTCTGAGAATTGGGATGCAATTAAACGGGGTGATTGGAGCGGTGTTGATAAAGCAACGCTTGTAATCGGTGTTATCGAGGTTCTTGGTGGCATCGTTATCGCTCTTGGTGTATTCTCGAAGATTAAGAGTACGGTTGATATCGCAAAAGCCACGACTGGGTTACAGGAAGTGGCAATCACAACCGAAAGTATCAACACCACCACATCAACTCTCACATCTAAAATGACTTCGCTCGTAAAGAATCTTGCTTTGGGAATCGTTGTTATTGCGGAAGTCGCAGTTGCGGCAGGAATATTTGTTGGTGCGATTTGGGGTCTTGGTGTTCTGTTGGAACAGGTCGGAAAGGCTTGGCAACCCGTGATTGATAACGGCAATACCGTTGCTATTGCTATGGGTATCGGCACCGGTATATTGGTAGCGGTTGGTGTTGTAACAGGTTTGCTTGGTTCGGCGGGTGCTTCTCTTATAGATTATATGGCACTTGGAACGGCTATGTTGGCTCTACTTGGTGTTAATACCGCCTTATTTATTGCGGAAATATGGGGCATTGGCGTAGCATTGGAACAAATTGGAATTGCGTGGCAACCTGTTATCAATAACGGAGATGCAATCGCTACTGCTATTGGTACTGGTACTGCCCTCTTAATCGCAATCGGTGTAGTTAGTGCATTGTTGGGAGTTGCAACGGTCGCTTCGTGCGGTATGTTACCTCTTGCTATTGCCCTCGGTACTGCGATGTTACTTGAACTTGGAGCAGCGGCGGTGTTATTCATCGCTGAGGTATGGGTAATGGGTAAGACTCTCGATGAACTCGGTCAAGCGTGGCAACCCGTTCTTGCACAAAAGAATACTATCTCGGTTGCTATCAAAAAGGGTACGGAGTTGCTCATTGACATCGGTATCGTAACGGCGGCTCTCGGTGTTGCTTCTGTTGCAAGTGTAGGTTTACTACCTCTTGCGATTGCACTTGGTACGGCTCTGTTGATAGAGTTAGCCGAAGCCTTTGTCGAGTTTTGTGATTCACTTCTCAATCTTGTACCCAAACTTACAGATTTAGCACCTCCGTTAAGCGACTTAACTGCAGTTTTGCCCGGATTGAAAACCGATATGGATTCGTTTACCGCTTTTATGGGTGATTTCGCTAACGCCGTTGTGAAGTTCACAAAAGTAAGTGCGATTGCAGGTATTGGCGCAACAATCAATACCTTTATCGACTTCTTCACTACTGACCCTGTTAAGAGAATGTATGACGAAGTTACCGACCAAACAGAAGAGTTCGAGGACTTAATTACTGCGTTGGAGAAAATTAACCCGTTGATAACCAAAGCCACCAAACTTGTTGGCGTGTATAAGACCAATATGGGTTCGTTCCAGTCAGCAACGGGTGGAAGTGGCGGTTTCCGAAATTCCATTGTAGATGGTGTTAAGGGAGTCATAAGCGGTAAAAAGTTTGGCTTCGAGGTTAAAATACCTCGTTTCGCCACAGGTGGTATACCGGCAACAGGACAGATATTTATTGCACGAGAAGCCGGTCCCGAATTGGTTGGCTCCATCGGAAGCAGAACGGCAGTAGCGAACAATGACCAGATTGTCGATGCTGTTTCGCAAGGTGTATATGAAG